CCTTTTTTTTTTGTTTTTTTTTTTTAAACAATTTCAAAACAACACGACTCGATCTGATTCTGCTGGTCAAAGTCCAGTGCAATTGGTCCAATATTAATTGGCATTGCATCAACAAACTTGTAGGACTTAATGATAGCGCCACTTCTATCTAGCTGATGTACGTTCAGGTCAACCTGATAAGAAGTTGGATTCGTACGACCATCAGTTGTGCTATAATTTTGTATGCCAGTCTGCCACAACTCAAGAGCATTACGAATATTGAAAGTTGTGTCATTGTAAATTGAAACAGTCCATGGCTGGAACGAACGCTCGCCTGCAAAGTTTACTGGACGTCCACGATACAGAACTGTAATTGGTTCGATCGTAGATGCTGGTAGCTGTGCCGATCTGCATAGAAACTGTGCTCTTTGTCCAGCAACAACTCCCAGTGGTACATAAGTTGGGAATGTTAACTCAACGCGAAATTGATTAGGGCGAGCACCGCCACCAATCATTTGCGATTTAAAATCAGCAATATTTGCCATTTATTTCTCCTTGATTCTTAACTATTTATTACGCTATTATTAACCGCCAATTTCATTAAAGTTAACAGAGGTGCGAGCAGCGATAAAGTTTAGAGTAATAAAGTTTATTGAGCGTGCTGGTTTAATGAAGATATCACCGATAAATTCGTTACGATCGATAACCTCACCAGTGTTGTTAGTTGCATCGCACTTGACTAAGAAGTCAGTGATACCGCGACGACCTTGAACATCACGCAGGAATGGCTCAACTAAGTTCTTAAATTGTGCACGAGTAAACTCATCATTGAACTCAAACAACTGGAATTTAGAAGCAGTTGCAATCGCCTTTTCCAAAACGATAAACAGACGACGTACATTGATACGATCGAATGCGCTTGGTTTAGCCAACAGAGTTTTATCGCCAAATAGAACCGTACCCTGTCCTGGGAAAGAAACTACTGGATTGATACCCTCTTTATAGAGACTATCGCGCTGTGTTTTGTTTGGATTAAATGCAAGTTTAACAATGTTCTTAATCTGTCCACGATTCAATCCAGCTGGAGAGAACCAAGGATCGTTAGTATAATCTGTACGAGCACATGTTCCAGCGGTATCACCGTTCAATGGAACATAACGATACTTGTCGTTATAGCGATCGTATTGATACTTGTAACCAGAGTCCAAAACTGCATAAGAAGTGCTTGGCAAACCAGTGCGATATGTTATTGCTTTTGTAACTGCCTGAGCATCTGAAGAAAGAATAACTGCACCTTCTGCATCAGCAATAGAAGCAAACACAACGCAGTCTTTGCGAACTTCAGCGACGTTGTTGATAACGTATGAAGCAACTGTAGAATTAACAGCACCAACTGGCAGAAGGCTAATGTCATACTGGCTATCATCTGCAAACACGATCCAAGCAGATTGCAGTTCGCCGTCAGTAGCAGTCAGATCGTCTGTACCACCTGTCAAAGAGCGAGTAACTGCAGAGGTCAGGTTGTTAAATGTTGTTGTCGAAGCACTGCCCCAGTTGGTTCCGCCAACGATTGTTGTATGATCCATCCAGTAGATATACTTGGAACGAGCATTGATAGCATCTTTGTAGTAGTTGTTTGATCCATCAAAGGTCTTAGAATCAGATGCCTTTGAGAGGAACGAGAATTTCTCTAGAGTAGATCCAGGAGTTCCAGTCCAAAGACCGTCTTCGTCGATAACAATAACATGTAACTCATCGCTCGCGCCACCTAGAGCAGCTGCTGCTGAAGATGTTCCTGGCTCGCTTTGAAACTGTTCTGCATACGCCCAGTTTGTAAAAGAACCAGCGTCAGCCATAGAAACCTTCAGAGAGTTACCGAGAGCTCCTGGGCATCGAGCTGCCCACTCACCAACAGAACCTTGTCCGTTAGCGTAAGAAGTCAGATAATCTGCATTATTTTTAATCTTAACTGCAGAACCAGACGAAACTGCGTTTAACGCAGCAGTGTCGGCACGGCAAACTAACAGGTTATTTGTATAACTGAGGAAGTTCGCAGCAGTAAAGAATGACTGGAAATTGGAATCGGTTGGTTTACCGAATATGCTTACGAGTTCGTTTTCTGAAGTGATTGTGATTGGCTCTAACACTGGTCCCCACTGAAACACGCCAGCGAAAGCGCCAGCAGAACTAGAAACAGCAGGAACGATAGATGTAAAATCTTTCTCTACGACCGCAACACCTGGACTAAGTTGGAAAGGCATTGTAATTCTCCTTAATTACATTGTTATATGTTTGCTACTTGAGCAACTACTGTATATTTATTACAAACGAGATTTCAAAAGTTTAGTGGATTTGCGTCTTCATCGCGTCCATCATTTTGAAATCCAAAAGGAGTTAGCTCATCTTCAATGGCTTGAATCCTCTGTTTGTACATTATTTCACGTAGGTTTATGTTATTTAAATCTTTAAAGTATGGGCTGGCAGTCAGCCATGAAAATAGCACTAAAGTCATAACTAAATCGTCGTTATAGCCATCGTCTGCAGCGTAGCTACCTTTACTCTCAATAAATGTGGAAATTTCAGATATTATATCGGCATCAAATATAAGGAGTTTTTTCTCCTCAACTAAAGACTTAAAGTTATGACATCCAGTTCGTTTAACCTTCTTATCGGTCATAACTCCAAGCTGAGTTTTCCCACCACCAAATCCACCAGAAACAACCTGCCCTGTTGCAGATCTGTTTACAAAAAGGATATTCTCATATTCTAATTCAGAATGTAAAATCATTGGAACCTGATCGCTGTAGTTTAGTTCTACAAGCACATAGGCTTCATTGTATTCTTTTGCAATTTTATGTATTACGTTTGGATATAATAAAACACTTATGTCGTTATTTCTGTATTTTGCTACTAATTTATATGGCGCTCCAGTTATATCTATCACGGTAAAGGCTGAGTAATCCTGCCCAACTCCCTCAGCAGTATCAGCTACTAAAACATAGGTATGTTTAGGCTCAGGCTTCTCATATACATCCAAACCATCTTTGGAGAGGATAGGATTGTTAAAGGACATTTGAGCAATTGTATCAGCACTAATTAGGGTTAAACTAGAGCCAAGGAAGTTACAAAGAACCTCTTGGTTAAACTTAACCTCACCGAGAGTTGCTTTCTGTTCAGCTGCCCATTTCTCATCACGACCAGGTATTTTCCAATACGGAATGAATAGAGTTACAAATCCGTTTCGCCCTCTCTCAGCATCATTCCAAAACTTCCAAAAATGATTGTAGCCATAGGGAGTGCTACTTAAAAGAATCTTTGTTGTTTGACCAGCAGAAATCGTAGGATAAACCGATGTAAAAAACTCTTCAGCCACTGTATTTGGAATAATCGCAGCTTCGTCAACATACAGTAAGTTTACGGATTTACCACGAATACCAGAACGACCAGTTGCAGCTGTAAATACTTTTGATCCGTTTTCTAATTCAATGTCACCTTTGTTCCAAGTTAGAACACCCTGCTGCATCCAATCAGGTAATCCCTCATACATTATCTGATAACGATCAAGAACTTCTCGAGCAGCATCCTTTTTGTTGGCAAGAATGGCTACGTTTTTATTTGGTTGAAATAGAGTATACCAAAGAATGTAGGCTGCAGAAGTAGTAGTTTTACCTTGCTGACGACCTTCCATGAGAATAACTCTGCGATTCTCATGTATAACTTTAAGTTTTTCTTTTTGGCAGTCGTATAGTTTGAATAGTTGAAGACCGTGATCAAGAGTTACAATATAGCAATAGTTTTCTACGAAATAAATGGGGTCGGTAGAACATTTGACGTATTCTTGAATTTGTTCTGGTGTAAACTGTACATTGACACCAGCTGCCTTTAGATTCGCATTTGAATTATATACTTGTGCCATAGCACCTCATTAATTAGAGATCGTCAGTCCAGCTCTCATTTGTTATCGTTACAGTTCCTGGGTCACCTTCTGCGGTATAAATTCTTGTCGCCTTTTGGAATTCTGGATCTTCACCGACGTTAGCAAATACAGTATCAATAACTCCAGTATTGGAGAGACCACCATATAGATTTAACTTTAATGTAAAATTGAGAGTATGGGTTACGAACCTACGAGTTTGAAAGTCGCCTTCGTAGTCATCCTGCACTGCCACGCTATTTAAAATTACAGGAACATCCTGCACTATGTTCATAGCTGGAACAGAATTAATCATTAGCGTATAATCTGGTGTAAAGGTTGGAAGAATTTGCTCGATGATTTGCAAACCGTCTTCCTGAGTTTTTGTTAAAACATAAAGAGCAATGTCAATGTTATAAGGAACTGGCGTAAACAAACTTTTCATAGTATCTTGGCTCGCATCAATGCAACGAACTTTGTTCATTCTATTTGCTTTGCGCGCAGCATCATAATTATAGCCAGTAATCTCAAAGGACAATCTTGGTAATGTTATATAAGTGTTATTCCGTAAATCTGGATCTGAGTCTATTCTAACTATCCACTTTTCTTTTGGTGCATATGCTAGTGGAACTTGTAAACGCTGTATCGTTTGTCCACTTACAGAATCATCTTTTTTTCTATCGATGTAAATGTTACTAAAAAGACTACCGAAAGCAACGATAGTGCTTCTAATAATTCCGTGATAAAATACTTTTCCGTCTAACATTACTTGAGTTCTTCAATAACGCAGTAAGCATCGCCTGCTGTTCCGACTGCTGGCATATTTCTTGCTATTACTGTTACTCTGTAAATTTTATGGAAACTGGCATCAGCGAGAACAAAGGTTAAGGTGTCGCCAACCGTAGCCAAATTTTGCACTAATTGATAGTTTGTATTATTCGCATTAACAACTGCAGCGCCAGATAAAACATTTCCTGGATTTGGAGAAACTCTATATACACTGATCGATACATTATTAGATGGATTGCTATAATTGTACTGTACATCTAATGTGCTGTTGTTATCTACAATCTTTATGGTAAGATTATCTCTGGTGGCATTTTGTTGTCCGACAACTATCGTAGCAGAACCACCATGTGTATTAGTATCAGTTTCTGGAATAGTTGGTTTATTTGTTAGGTCATTATAAGAACCAGAAAACAGTGTTGGTTTATTTGTTAGATCTGCGTAAGAACCACTAAATGGCACTGCCCATGACAGAATAGCTCCGTCTGTGGTTAGGTATCTTGCATTGTTTCCAGTCTGCGAAGGAATTAAACCAGCATTGTATATCTCGGTAAAGTTCGCATTTGTTTTAGTAAATGCAGTACGAAGCGGATCACCTGTTCCGTCATTTGCTGCAGTTCCAATGTTAATAGTTTGTTTAGCCATTTTAGTTTGTATCCGTAGTTACTTGATCTTCGTCAGCAGTAGTTCTGGTTGAATCTGCTCTGCCAAAATTATATGATGTTACAACTTCACCAAATGGATTGTCTGCGTTAAACAGAACATCAACTGCCTCGCGTTTAAATTGATTGTTGTCACCAAAAGAATCAGAAGTTTCAACTTCTACATTCTTAGTAACATCAAATGTCTTAAGTTCTTCAAATACATCAACCTCAGGTATATTTGTATCTAGTCTTTCAGAAGCATACTGGAAGAGTTCGACTTGAAGTTTGTAAACATATAATCTACCAAGTTGATAGAATGGATCCTGATGTGTTACAAACTTAATCTCAAACAAACCTTTGGTCAATGGGAAGTAGAGAAGATCTCCCTCGCATGGGCGATTGGGGAGAATCGTAGTTCCATGGACTCCAATCAACTGCTCCCAGCGTTTTCGTGCAACAGTAAGAGTTGCAGATTGCTCTAGCATTAATCCAAACTTCTGTATAAATGCACCTTGTCCCGCGAAGGAGTCAATATTATCAAAGTACATTTCAATTGGATAGCTGTTTTGAAATCTACTCAGACGATCTTCGCCAAGGATTTCATCTTTTGCTACCAATTGTCTGGGAATATAAAATAAATCCTTACCATAAATCTTTAAAGATTCAATGATGAGATCTTCAACAAGATTCTGCTCAGAAGTTGTTCCCTGAGTAAAGTAAGAATTTGTTGGCATAATTATCCTAAGAAGAACTCAAGTGGAGCAGACTTAGTCATTAACTCATCTTCAAGTTCTTTAATTTCTGTAGTTGCTTCGTCGTATAATTTATCACCATCAAGTGTTACGCCACCTGGTAATTGAATGCCTGAAAACTTTTTAAGATTTGTTCCCCACTGCTTTTTAAACTTTGCAGTTACATAATGTTTCAGCCAGAGTTCATCCCATACTTTGGAATACTCTGCTGGATCTAGTGCACGATAGCACTCAACAACAATAAAGTCGCCAAGCGCAACATCAGACTCCCAGTTAACATCTAGGAATAACTTGTTCTGACGACGATTAAATCTAAACTGTGGGTGTCCATTCAACTCTAGGTCTAGTAGAGCCAAATGCGACATAACTGTTTTGTAGTAAATGATCGATGTAGATGTCAGATCGTAAAGATCGTTCAAACGTAATTGATATTGCAGATCAAATAGATTCTTTGAAGATGATGCTTGGCTGAATGGGAGAATACGAACTACGCCATAAACTGCATCGGGAATATCAATGTATCTTTTATCGTATGCGCCCAGTGTAACTGCT